TAGACATGCCCTTGGCTTTCATTTTGCCGCCACGCTTCATGCCTTTACTCTTCATCATCATCTTCTTCATAATCGCTCTCCGCATAAAGATTGTTGAACACCCGTGCTGTATCTTCTACATAGTTCGGGTCTTGTTTAGAATGGTGAACCCACTGACTAGGAGTGAAGTCCGGTGGGCCATCGCCCGTTACAAACCAAGCAGGGTTCGTTACCCTTACTCTGTTATTTGGCAGTGCAACTATGTTGCCTGTCCACTCACCAGCATCCATCAATTCTAGCACGTGGCTTTGTTTGTGTTGGGCTGGGTCATCTGCTACTTCAGTGTCTGTGTAATCAATTGTGAAGTAATATTTCGCTGGAAAGAAATCTCCGTCTATCTTAGCCAACCACGGACACGGTGTTGCTCTATTCAAAACAAAAACCGAATGATGATGTGATTGACAATCCCACGGTTGAGCTAAATACGTTGGCATGGGTGTAGGCCATTCTTCGAACGGTGTGTCACCTACAAGGGCTGTCAAAGGCATTCGTGCCCACATAGCCCCACCGTGTACATTCTCTTCTTCATCACACCCTGTAAACAAGACTTGAAAAGATAGAGTCTTCATTGGTAGGGTGGTTACTGCTATGACCATGGCATGAAGAAACTCTCCATGATAACGGTCAAAATTAGTTGTGTATTCTCTGCGTACCCAAGCTTTAAAATACGGAATATTGCTTGTAATATAATTCATGGTATATCTCCCGGCAGGTTTACACGCTTATATCATGTCGTTGCCGGGATGTCAAGGGGGCAAGTTGCCCTGCCCCCAGACAGTTATTTAGGCAAAGGATGCTGCAGCTTCGCCGGAACCAAGCTCTGCAACGACAGCAAACACGCGAACCTTACCGTCGAATGTTGCTGTATTAGCAATCAAGTCGATGGTATCAGCAGAAGTATACAGCTTTGCTGTTCCTGCAGCGTTATTGATTTCGTGGCCTAAAGCAGTTCCTGACAAGGCAGCAACATACAAGTCATCGTCGGTATCATCACCTAAGTCAAGGACAGGTGAACCAGTAGATGCTACGGTCAAAACTTCAACACCTGCCATAAGAACAAGTGTGTTAGCTTTCATTTCAAACACCTCAACGGAGTCTGAAGTAGTCAAGCTAGTTGAAGAGAAGTCCAAAACAACTTCGATGATTTGAGGCTTGATGCCAAGAGGGACACCAGCAACAGCACCAGTTACGGTATAGTCTGTCATATCTAAGTCTCCCTATTAATCAAGGCTAACAACGGCACGGCAGATTGCCTCTGGACGTAATACTTTACGACCAAAAACATGCAGACCGCGAACGATGTCGCTAAAGGTTTCAGTTGAACGTACAACTTCGGTCTTCGCAATGTGCGAAGCAGTTGCAGTTGAAGAGAGGTGACCTGCAAGGCAGATGTTCTCTGTTCCGTCAGTTGCCAGACCAGTCAAAGCTACTTGGTCAATGCCACCGTTTGACACGAGAGCAGTTGATTTGTAGCAAGTAAATCCGGCAATATTGCCAAGTGATACAAGGCCGTTCCGCAATGGAGAAGTTGCATCGCCCGTTACTTGGACTTCTGCGAACTTGCCACCTGCTGAGAACAGATGCTTGTAAAACAATGGTGGTGCAACGAACCAACGATTTTCTTCTGGGACAGTTTGCTCATCAAGAGCAGCAGCCATGACAAGCATCATGTTTACTGCGTTATCACCGGGCGTACCAGTGTTGATGTTCAAAGCAGTTCCCAGAGTACCAATGTTGGCAATCTGTGCAGTAGAAGCACCAGTTTCACCAGTCAAACCAGCATCCGAAGCCATTTGGGTAAGGATGTTGGAATCGTACTTACGCTTTAGAGAGTAAGCACCTGATGACGTAGCCAATGCTTCAAAGTTTACATGAGAGTGACGCTCTTCGATATCGTCAATCTTGAATGCAAATGCGTTGGCTTGGTCAACAACCATAGTTGTTTGGTCGTCAGCCAAGTCTTGTGGGTTTACAACTGCACCACGCGCATAAGAAGAAACCGTAATTGTTGGTTCCTTAATAATGCGAACAGTGTCGCCAAAGTTCTCAATTTCCCCCGCATAATCGGTATTCGTAATATCTTCGGCAACCGAAGCGCGACGGAAGAATTTAAGGACTTTTTGGCTAAAAATTTCCGGTGTAAAGTTACCGGAAGGCAGGTTATTATGACCTGATGCACTATTAAAAGCCATTAGTCTTTTCCTTCCTCATTTGAGGTTTAAGAGTTATAGTCGATTCGCCCTTCTGCCCGTGCTGCGTCTATATCAGCTTCCGCTTTTTCAAACTCCCACGGTTTCATCTTGGCGATTTGTGAAGCTTTCCAAACCCTTTTTCCATCTGTAGCAGTTGTATTTACATCCCTAGAGGGTGTTTTTGTAACAGCTTCTGCAGCGGAAGCAGTGGATTTAGTTTTCTTCTTTGCTGAACCTGTGTCAGCTTTGTAGAGGTCTATGACCCGTGCCGCCCAACGTGCATCGGTATTGTTCTTATAAATACCATCTGCAATAGAGGCTGGTTGCTCTTCTAACCATGTAAGAAACTTTTCTTCTGATTTAAGTTCCGCGAATTCTGGCTGAAGCCTTAGTAGTTCTTCATAGGCTTTCTGCTTCTCCAGTTCCTTTTCACGTTCCTTAATAGTTCCCAACTCCTCACGTAGTTTTGCAACCTGTGATTCGGTTTGCATACTTGAAACTGTCTGGACCACGTCGAACACATCTGGGTATCGTTCTTTGAACTCTTCCAGTTCTTCCTGTGTCTTTGGTGGAGTGACACCTCGTGGCATCTCTGCAGCTCTATCTGCCATTGTTTTGCGAAGGGACTCGATTTCTCCTTTGAACTCGCCTACCTTCTCATCATAATGACGTTTCAAGTCATCATACCTTTTTTTGTAATCGTGGTTTTCTGAAGCGTCCTTCTTTGCTTCCACGAAACTATCGCCCGTTTCTTCTTGCTGAGTAGCCGCTTCCTGCTGGTCTGCGGGGTCAGCCTCTTGGGCTTCGACTTGTTCTTCTTCGTCCTCTTTGTAAACTTCCTCGCGATATTTTCCACGATACAAGTTTTCGTTGTTTACGGTTCCAAACGAGTCGTTTGCTTTGTTGGCACGGTGGCCTCTTGCTTTTGCCATTTTGTTTACCTCACTTGCGGGGCCACATGGCTGTGGGTAGCCGCTCCGGTTGTGCTGGGGCCACGAGTTCGTGGGTAGCCAGCGGATTAGTACGCGGGTGTTACACCTAGCATTTTATCTAGGAAGCCGCGTTCATATTTTGGTTCAGAGGTTTCTCTGCGAGGAACATATGGTTTATTATCTGACTCTATGCGAGGTGTTACATAGGGTTCGTCTACCACTGCTCTTTCAAATAATTGTGTCGCGTAGTCCTCTGTCATAAGTCTGTTTAAAGATTGATAAGCTTTAGCAACATCCTCAAGGGGTATGTTCTCTATATCATCTTTAAGTCCTATTCTGTGTTGTGAACTTCTTTCTCCCTTTCCAAAAAATCCTCCAGTATGTTTTTCAGGGTTCATGGAAAAAGGAGCAAGCACTGTAGGATTTTCTTGAATCAGTTGGTCTTTTTGGTCTGGAGTTAGATATAGGTAGTACACTCTGTTCATTTCTTTCGCAAAAAGTCTTTTTATTTCATTTCCACGGTCAGAATCTGACAGTTTTCTAAAAGAATCTTCAAAACCTTCTGGTGCTCTTTGAGACTTTTCAAAAGTGCCTAATGCACTTTCTATTGCACTCTTCATATACGATTGACCTACCACACCAACAATGTATCTGTGTTCTGCACTTACTGCACCCCTTCGCGCAGGTAAACTTGAACTAGCATCTCCAGATTTTTCTTCTAGACCCTTAAATATATCTTGCAGCACAGTACCCGCACTATATTCAGGAATATTTAAAAGTATATCTGCCCCTTTGTGCATCAATTCATGCGCTAAAGTTGCGTTATACGAACCGGAATGTCTGGTAGTTTGTGCTAGTCCCCCAAATTCTGTTGGACTTCGCATTATAATACTACTGTCTGTTATTTTAGGTTCTTGAGCAGCATGATACCTTTCTCGTCTAACGTCAAAGGGTGTATCTTCATCTCCGTAAATTGGATGAAACATAGTGGATGGTGTATACTCACTTAGCCCTCTACCTGAGTATAGTCCCAACGCGCCACCAAAATATTTATCGTCTACTCTCTCATTGGGTCTTAGAGTTGTAACTGTGTCACTCAAGGTTCGTGTGTCTCTGGCTGCTGCCTGTATGAGAGCGTTGAAGTTTGTTTTACCCAATATGTCAGCAAACACCTCTCTGTCACCAAATTCAACACCTTGCCTATACGCCTTTTCTTCAGCCTTAGAAGCAAACTTTGGTGTAAGAGACTTTCTTCGCTGTTGTGCTTTTAAAGGACTAGCATATATTTCTTCATATAATTCTTGGGTCATACTATCACCGTATTCACTACCTTCACGACCCCCTAAAATTGAAGGGTCGATAGCCGCCTTGTTATGGGAATGAACCCCTCCGCCTGCATGATACAAAAACCCACCTCGACTAACGGGGACTGGACGGTCTGCTTGTGGTCTCTGTGCTTCTGCCCTTTGGATACGCTGTTCGGTTTTACGCAGCCCTCTGTTGTTAATTTTTTCTAGGCGGTCTTCGCCAATGATTTTTACTAAGTGTGGTGCTACAGTTACCTCACCGCTGGATACAGCTATGTCGATTAATTCAGATGCTCGTTCGCCATTGCCTTGAACGATACCTCTGCGAACCGCTTCCTTTTGAGCATCCATGAGCATTTTACGAATGTCCTGTTCTCCCGCGAACTCGACAGCGGCTGCGTTGATAATAAAGGTGCCCTCTTTGACTTCCATGTCGCGGTTGTCGGCAACCTTTTGACCTTCGGCGACCTGTGATGGCGGAGCGTCTATGAAGCCACTAGGTTGTGCTTGGACACCCGGTGGAGGAGTTCCCATAGCGTAGCCAACTTTACCGCCTCGTGCGTGACTGAGTCCATAACCACCACCTGCACCAAGTCCCGCTTCCTCATCAGATACACCGCCGCCACCATCGGGACCACTATCTCTATCAATTCTTGCTATGTTTTCTAGTTCTCGTCGGGATTGGTCTGCTGCTGCTGCTTCTGCTGCTTCTCTAGCTGCCTCTGCTTGTCTATCTGCTTCTGCCTTATTGAGATTGTCTTGTTTTATGGTATTAACAAGGTCGGACAGCTTACCCTTTCCGTTACGAGCATCTGACAACGCACTTTTAAATTCACTAACACTAACACCAGCTTTAGCTGCTGCAGCAATTGCACTAGATTCTAAACCGTAGGCTGAATAGCTGTTCGAACCGGGACTATAAAAAGAACCTGTGTCTGTATAAAACCCTTGACCTTTACCCGGTGCTCCATCTCTACCTGTATTTCCTGTTGCCATCCACCCTGCATCTGCTATGGTGGTTCCTCTTTCAGTGCGAACATCAAAGCCTTTGGGTATCAGACCTTTTGATAAAGCATCTAAAGCTTCAAGCTGACTACGTGACATTCCTCTAGTATTACCGTTGTAATGTATCGAACCGGGAGAGCGAGTGACCCCAAAATTTACACCTGCATGTCGCATGGCGAATCCAGTGGGAGCCATAGCTTGAGAAAATGCACCCGTTGTTAATTCATCGGGGAGAGCACCCCTATCAAAAGATTGTTGGAGAGAAGCATTAGCTGCATGAGCCGCTCTAATGTTAGCCATGTCGTTGAATTGAACAGTTTGATTTATATCAAATGCAATTCCTAAAGGACCGCTAGGTCGGGTAGATGTTTTTCCAAAAGCATTTTGCATTTGTTCGCCATTGATAAATGAACCTATAACACCCCCGAATAAAGGGGCTGCTTGAGTAAACATACCTGCTACAAGTCCCCTTTTTTGTTTATCCGTAATATTACCTTTAAGAATGTCCCCAAGTTTTCCGGGAGCTTCTGCAACAGTTGTTTTAGCTGCTTCATATTCCCCCATAAAAGCTTCTGATAAGTCTATATCATCAAAATTGTACTCACCAAACCTATCCTTAGACAGCAAAGGTTCAAAAAGATTTTCCATCAGTGGGACACGGTCTGTCATTACGTTCTGACCCTTGAGAGCGTCAGAGTAACTATTGTAAGGATTATCACCTCCAGAATAATCATAGGAAATGCCAGATAGGTCTGCACCGGGAAATGAAGACTCAAATGTGCCTATGTCTTTATCTTCACCACCCTCATCTCTTATTTGAGGAGTAGCCAGTTCTGTTATGTCTTCTGATTCATCTACTCCAATGCCTGTATCTTCAAGACCTTTTCCTAAAGAATCCATGCCATAGTATTGATTAAAGAAGTTGACAAAGTTATTAGAATAATCTTGCAGACCTAGTTTTGTCTGCTCCACACCTAAAAATTCAGGTGACTCTGGCTCTGCCACTCCTTCATTTTCAAAAATGTCAATACGGTCAACCATTAGTTTCCTTTACAATAGCTGCATGACTATCCTTCAACTTGAGGAGCGTTTCCAGTAAAGCCGCTTTCCCCTGCAGTTGGCGCAGTTCCGACTCCGATTGTGCCGTTACCAGACCCCTGTACGTCTGTTCCT